CCCCCCCCCCACCCCCCCGACCATCACGCGAGAGAAGTTGGCATTGTTGAAAAAAAGTGTCCAAGAGCACCCCGACATGCTCTCTTTGCGTGGACTTCTAGTGTACCAGCTGGATAGCGGACACTACATTGCCATTGGTGGAAACATGCGCCTCAAAGTGATGCAAGAGCTGGGCTATACCGAAGCACCCTGCGTGATTGTTCCCAAGGAAACGCCAATCGAGGAAATCAAGGCGTACTCAATCATTGACAACAATGGCTTCGGCAAGTGGGACTGGGACATGCTTGCCAACGAGTGGGACGAAAACCAACTCACGGATTGGGGCGTTGACCTACCGACATTTGATGGCGCATCACAATCGGGCGGTGCAGGGGATAAGCCCGAAAAAGATTTGAGTGACAAGGTGGTCGATGTCTACGAAGTCGTGGTTGAGTGCATGGGAGAGGCGGAACAAGAACGGGTATTCAATAAACTGACAGGGGAGGGATATAAATGCCGAGTTTTGACATTATAAAGAAAGTTGCGCCAAAAGCGACTTTCCGCACGCAATCGGTGATTGGGGCATTCGACATTGACGTGAACCATATCAATGAACATTTCATTGGCACGATAGACCTTGACGGCAAACAATGGAACGTAGGGCTGATTGTCGGCGGCTCGGGAACGGGCAAGACAACCATCGCCCGTGAAGTCTTCGGCGATTGCATCTTCAACGGCTTTGATACAGGCAACGGCGCGGTGATAGACGCAATGCCCGAAACTGCCAGCATCAAGGATATTGAGCGTGCGTTTACCAATGTAGGATTTGCATCGCCACCATCTTGGCTGAAACCCTATGAAGTACTGAGCAATGGCGAGAAGATGCGTGTACAGCTGGCTTATTGTCTTTTGTCGGGTAAACAGCTAGTTTGTTTTGACGAGTTCACAAGCGTGGTAAACCGCGAAGTGGCGAAGACCGCAAGCGTAGCAATTTCCAAGGCCGTACGCCGTTCAAACAAGCAGTTCATTGCGGTTTCCTGCCATGACGACATTGTGGAATGGCTTGAACCCGATTGGATATACAACACCGATGAACAACGCTTTTTTTTTGCGCAGGAGAAATCAAAAGGCCAAGGATGCAAGTTGAGATATACGAAGTGGGGGGAGCAGATAAGGCTGCTGTGTGGAAAGTGTTCCGCAAGTATCACTATCTGAACACGGAAATGCATCCTGCATCACGACAATTCGTGGGGGTGATGAATGGTGAACTCGTGTGTCATACGGGAATAATCCAGTTTCCCCTCCGAAAAGGATGGAAAAGGGTGCATCGCCTTGTCGTATTGCCTGATTACCAAGGTGTCGGAATAGGAACTACGTTCATCCAAAAGGTTGCAGAAATAATAACTAACGAGGGGCTACGGCTGAACCTCACAACCACTACGCCTGCATTGACAAAGGCACTCCTGCGCAATCCTTGCTGGGCGTTGTGTAGGTACGGGCGAAGCAAAAGTGGTTATGCCTCCCAAATGGGGCAAGTGCACCTAGACAAGGCAAAGAGCGACAACCGCATAACCTACTCTTTCAACTATATTCCATCCCATAAATCCGAGTTGACAATAAAAATGAAACGACATGGGGAAATACAATAAGACGCTAGTCAATGAAATGTCAAGATGGGTTGAAGAACACGGCCTCATCGAGTATGGGGGCGCGCTCTTCAAGGACTTCTGCAAGGTCTTCTCAATCGACAATAAGACATTCTACCATTGGATGGACAAGCCAGAGTTCAAGGAAGCCATAGCCAAGGCGCGAGAGGTGTTCAAACAAAAGGCCTCGCACGAATTGTCCACCTCATTGTTTGAAGTGGCGCGTGGCTATTCGAGGGAAGAGACAGAAACAGAATACATCCCCAATGCCAAGGGCGAGGCTACCATCAAGAAGATGAAAAAGAAGACGGTGTACTACCAGCCCAACGTGGCAGCCGCCATCTTCCTGCTTACCAACATTGACCCCGACCACTATCAAAACAAACAGCGCGCGGATGTCGCCATCAAGAAACAGGAGGACGACAAGCCATTGACGCTTGAAGAGGTCAACAAGGAGTTGGAGCGATTGAGAAAGTTTGACATCGAAGACGAAAACAAGGAAGAAACGCAAGGAGAATGAAAAATGGAAATGTCGAGGTAAGGCGTAGAATGTTGGAATTGAGGCAGGCGAAACTAAAACTCGAAGCCCCAAACAAGTTCTCGTGTTTCCTCGGCTACGCCAACCCCAAGTATGAGATGGAGTGGTTTCACAAAGTTGTCGCGGAGGGCTGTCAGTCACTTTTGGAGGGGAAGATAAAGAACCTCATGGTGTTCATTCCGCCTCAGCATGGCAAGTCCGAGATAATCTCGCGTAATTTCCCTGCATGGGCATTGGGTAGAGACCCTGACTTGAAGATTGTCGGTAGCTCATACTCGGCCGACCTTGCCGAGCAGTTCTCGCGCTCCATACAGCGTACGATAGATAGCAAGGAATACCAAGCAATATTCCCCAATACCTACCTAAACGGCTCGAATCTCCGTACCGACACCAAGGGCTATCTTCGTAATGTCGATATCTTCGAGACCGTGAACCGCCGAGGCTTTTACAAGGCGGTGGGCGTAGGCGGTTCTCTCACGGGAACACCAGTGGACATCGCCATTATCGACGACCCCGTCAAAGATGCCAACGAGGCTAACTCAACGACCTATCGGCAGCGTGTGTGGGATTGGTACAATACCGTTCTGTCCACGCGTTTGCACAACAAATCCAAGCAGCTGTTCATCATGACGCGCTGGCACGAAGACGACCTAGCAGGACGTATCTTAAAGGCCGAACCGCAAGACTGGACGGTGCTGTCCATCCCTGCAATCTGCGAGCAAGAGGGTGATGGTGACATCGGCTCACCACGACATATAGGCGAGGCCTTGTGGGAAAACAGGCACTCGTTAAATAAACTTCTGAAACAAAAGGCGCGTGCGCCGCGTGAATTCTCGGCACTATACCAACAGCACCCGACAATTGAGGGTGGTAACATCGTCAAGCGTGATTGGTTCAGGCGAATATCAATGGCGGAGTTCACCTCTATGCGCTTCAATGAGCCGATGCACTTCTACCTTGACACGGCGTACAACAAGAAAAAAAAGGGGCAGGACAACGACCCTAGCGGAATATTGGCCGCGTGCCGCATCCGCAACAACATATACCTCTATGACGCGCAGCAGGTGTGGAAAGAAATGCCCGACCTATTGCGCTTTTTGCCCGACTACATCGCAGCACACGAGGGCAACAAGGAAAGCATATTGCACATTGAGCCAAAGGCTAACGGCATTAGCGTGGTGCAGATGCTGCGCGAGATTTCCACACTAAATGTAAAGGAGACCCCCACCCCGACAGATGACAAGGAGGTGCGTTTCCGTGTCGTTTCGCCACGCATCGAGTGCGGTCGCGTCTACATCGTGGAGGGGTCGTGGAATGAGGACTTC